CAAATGCAAGAGATTTAAACTTCATACCTAAACAGGCGAAGTTACCTATTTGATGCAACCTATTGATGTATATCTAACATACTGTGCAATGAAGGCTCACTTTAGTACAGGTGATTATGATTTCTCAAAGTATGATGGTAAATCAAAAGTATCAAGAGAAAGTTTTTGGAAAAGAAATGATAGAATATTTTTTGTTAAATTGTCTAGAAAATATAATGACACAGAGATTAAAGAATACCTACTCGCAAATTTTGTCAAAGACTCAAAAGGTTGGGTCGGTAATTTCAACGATAGTAACTATGATGAGTGGAAATATAAAATGCAAAGATTGACACATATATTTGAACAAGAGGTGACACCACTTTTAAGTGACTTCAAAACTGAGGGTAAAGAATTATTCACAGTACCAAAAGGTTCTCACCCTAAACTTCTCAAAGAATATCTTGGTAAAAGAGTATCAGCAGAAACTATGGTCATACTTGATAAGATTATGGATTATTCCTCAAAGTGGGATACACAAATGGAAGATGACATGATATGGCCAAAGGTAAAAATACTTTTAAATAATTACAAAAAACTCTTGACATTTGACAAAAAAGAGTGTAAGATGATTCTCATAAACTTAACTAATATGGAGTAGTGGTATGGAAATGCCCAAAGAACTAGTTATACAAAAACTAGAAAAGCAAGTCAAGTCTTTGCAGTACGATTGTGCAGAGTTACAAAAACACAATGACGAACTCGCAGAGAGAGTAAAAAAACTTGCGTCCAAAACTCCTGTTTGGCCAAAGGGTTATCAACCAAGAAGGTTTGTACCTAGACCACCAAACAGACATAGTTCCGAGAGGAACTAATGAGGAAAGCCATAGTCTACGGAAATGGGGAGTCAAGAATAGGTCACTATCTTTATGGTGAGTTTCCAAATGATGAGTATGTTACATGGGGTTGTAATGCGATATATCGTGACATTGATGTGATGAACCTCGTTTCTGTAGACTATGGTATGCA